AACCCTCAAAGGCAAAGTCCGCAGCAATCAAAAGATGGCGCAATATACTTAAATAATAAAATAAAATGAATACAGAAAACAAAAACGAAAGACTAGAAGAGCTTGTAAATGTCCAACAGGAACAACTCGAGGAATTAAGGCAGAAATTGCAATGGATATCTATCAACTACAAAAGGATAATGGCTGATCTGAACCTTAGATTAACTCGCGCAAACATGGAATTTGCTCGGGGTGATTATCCGGCAGATAACTTACCAAGAGGCCATGTATTGGATTCCATGGTTGACGATATAATTAAATTACAGATGGAGGGGAAACTATAGAGGAGTTTAATTAATGCCTAAAATTATCCATCGATTCTTAAGACCTTGCCGGTTGCCGATTGTTTTATATGTCTATTATTCAGATCGCGGTGAAATATTAAAGACTTTGGTTTACGATATCTCGCCGGAACCGCACCAGAAAAACAAGCAGAGGATCGGTCATTGTGATGAGTTTACTATGGACTCTTTGCGTGACCAAATAATCGGGGAACCTCGCGAAATTAACGAGAATGAACTCAACTATTTATTGACATGACAACTGCAAAAAATAAAACAACACCAACAATAATGAAAACAATAACAACAACATTAGGAAGCACAAAACTACCGTTAACAAATCAAAAATTAATAATCGCTCGTCTTTTGCAATCATTAAGCAATCATTGTGGATTTGACGATGAGTATATAAAAGATTCGACGAAACATAACGCGTCTCATTGGCGAAAAATTGGAATGTACATTTTGGTAAAACAATTTGGTTTTACTTATGAGCATGCTGCGAATGTTTTCGGAAAAAAAGCACCTCATGCACATGTTGTAGTAAAAGAAATAAAAGAGAAGCTCGAAACTGAGGGCGTTCGGCATGAGGTTTTACCTTATATTAACCAAGTAATGTTTGATATCGAAAGCTGATTATTATGCTGATTTTAACAGGAGTATTATTCTGGTTCCTCGTAATCTTTTTAATACTCCGTTTTTTCTCTATTAACGACGTTGACTAAATTAATAACGCATTTAATATATTGTTGTATTCATTATATGATATGAGGGGGGCGCTAACGGGCATTTTTCCCGACAAGTTTTAGTTAGGTAGTTCTTGTCGGTTTTCCTGTTAGCGCTTTCCGTTTTCATAAATTTGACTAAATAATAATATAGCACTAGATTGGTACTATATAAAAAAACCTTAACAACAATAGAAAGACCCTAACAAATGTCTATACGCAAATCAGGTAACCGGTTCCTCGCTGATTTTATGAGCGAGGGAACAAGGTACAGAAAACAATTCCCGACTGAGGAAGAAGCTAGAGCTTGGGAGAGCAATCTAAGGCTCGCAATTTCTAGAGGAGACACAATCGACAAGCAGGAAAAGTCTTACCACCCACTAACGCTTCAACAGCTATTTGATAGGGTATTAAGCACTCCGCCTAACGAAGGGTGGAAAGGTACGGCTAATGAAAACACCGCGAGAAATCATTGCTATCAAATTGAAAACTTTTTCGGCGCTAAAACATTGATTAAAAACATTACTAAAGACAAGCTCGATAAATTTGTTTTACATTGCAAAGACAAGGGTAACGCACCGGCAACTGTTCGGCTTAAATTGGCTACGATGTCTAAGGCGTTCACTTTTGCTCTTGAACGCGAGTTAATAGAAAAGAAACCGGTATTCCCTCGTATTAGAGTTAACAACGAGAGGATGGTCTATTTTTCTGAGGAAGAAGAGATAGAAATATTAACCTACCTCGAGGAGCAGGGTATGGATTTTTTCCATGACTTTTTTGTGTGGCAAATTGACACCGGAATGCGCCCGATAGAGTCACGTTATCTCCACCGGAGGAACATAAAAAAAGATCCGGTCTTAGGCATGAGCGCTTACTTGCAAAAAACTAAAAACGGCGAGAAGAGAACAATACCATTAACTCGGCGAGCAATGTGTGCGGTTCACAAACACAAAGAGGCTAATGATTATCCTTGGGCATACTGGACGAAGGATCGAATCAGGCGCAGTTGGGATAAGGTTAGAGAAGCGCTTGGTAGATCAGATGATAAAGATTTTCTTTTTTATGTTTGTCGGCACACCTGTGGGTCTAGACTAATCCAAAGGACAAATAACCTACTATTGACAAAAGACTGGCTTGGGCATAAAGACATAGCTCAAACCTTACGTTACGCGCGTTTGTCACCTCAGAGTTTTATAAGTGGTCTTAACGCATTAGAAAACAGGTCTGAAGGTGCTGACAAAAAAGTGACAAATTTGGCCGGATTTGCTGACAATTTTATTGATTTTGGAAAGGGGGAAAAAGTTAGTTAGAATGAGGCTAGACAAGGTTTATAAAAGGTATGCGGCTGTGGCGGAATTGGTAGACGCGGCAGATTTAGGTTCTGGTGAATCTATTGTCATTTGCAAAAAACCGCAGAACTCTAACCTTTATCCTACTTCAAAAATTGTCACCGAAGTCTTATCAAGGCTATTGCGTACTGACAATTAGCTGACAATTATTTATTATATGTTAGATCAAAACGACCTTAACGAAGAGATGACTCAGCTAGGCATTAGCCGCTATAATAGTTTAGTTGAGTCGGCGCGTGAGCAAGAGCAGACTGGCAGGACGAGGGCCGGTCAAAAGCTGATACGCGAACTTTTACCGAACTTCGCAGCAGCAATTAGTGGATTGAGTTTTCAACGTAAGACCAAAAATCAAAGGTGGATATCTGATATAAAAACTTACGACCCAAAGAAAACCGCGTTCCTCGTTCTTAAAACGGCGCTTGATACCTTTCCTCAAAAACGTTGTACATTTACCTCGATGAGTTACGCGGTAGGGAAGGTAATTGAATTTGAGTTACGTTTAAAACACTTGTTAAAAACGAACGAAAAGAAAGGATCGGGTATAATATTAGGCGCAAAAAGAAGATCGAAAGCGTCGCAGTTTCGGCACATACAACTTTCAATGAAGCATGAAGAGGAGAAGGAAGGCATTCCGGATTTTGACCCTTGGTCTAGGAGGGATCGCATGATGTGTGGCATGACTCTTTTAGAACTATTAAGAACGACAACCGGTCTCATTGAATACAATTACGTAAGAGAGAACGCGCGAAGGGGACACACTCGTTTTGTCACACCATCAGCATCTACACTTGAATGGATGGAAAACTTTAATAATCATAGCGCCTTGATGGAACCGTTTTGGTTACCATCAATAGATCTACCTCGCGACTGGGTTAGTGTTTGGGAAGGTGGTTACAGGATTGAAGGCACACAACTTCCGGAGGTAACATTTATAAAAACGCGAGATAAGGGATTTTTACGATCATTGAAGGCTGAAGATTTAAGTGAACCTATGAAGGCTGTGAATTTGATTCAGCGAACGCCGTGGCAAATTAACGATAAAGTTTTAGACTTAGTGACTTGGGCTTGGGATAACAACGTACCGATAGGATCTACAATGGTTCCGCAGGAAGACGAGGAGAAACCACCGTTTCCTATAGATGCCGACGAGAACAAAGAGATACGCGATAGTTGGGCTAAAATGGCAAGTGGTGTTCATAGAAGGAACGCTTCATCTCGTAGCAAGAGAGTTCTTTGTGCAAAAATTATAGGGCTAGCCGAGAGGTTTAGAGGCAACCGGTTTTTTGCTCCCCAGAATTTAGATTTTAGAGGTAGAGTTTACCCCATTAATAGTTTTTTGCACGTACAAGGGCCGGACTTGTGCCGTGGTATTTTAGAATTTTATAGAGATGTTAGAGTGCGCGGTAAAGAGGAAGCAAAGTGGCTTGCTATACACGGTGCTAATACTTGGGGGAACGATAAAGTAACATTAGAAGAGCGCGAGTCATGGACATACGAGAACACTGAATGGATTTGTAAAATGGCCGCTGATCCTACTAAGGTAACAGAGTGGGTTGATGCTGATTCACCTTGGCAGTTTATAGCGTTTTGTTTTGAGTGGAGACAATTCGCTGAAAGTGGTTTCAAAAGGTTACGCACTAGGCTACCGGTAAATGTTGATGCAACTAATAACGGTTTGCAAATTCTCTCCATTTTGACTCGTTGTGAATATGGTTGTAAAGCGACAAACGTCATAAAAACAGATGGCGTTGCTGACATCTACAACGTTGCAAAAGTCAGGGCGG